GAGCTTTCTTAATAAAGAATTCGTATTCGGAACAGCCACGTAAAAACATTTCAGATTCAGCGGCTTCTATATTGCCTATAGTTGCCGCTTCATAATCTCCACAATCCTTAATCCAATTGGTAATTTCAAGAATATCGTCAACATTCATTGATCCCACAACCATATTAAGTTCTTTGTGAAAATAAAATCTTCGTTTGCAGAAAGAAACACTCTCTCTATCAACCAAAGACAAATCAGTACCCTTATTAGCATTGGTATAAACCATGCCAAAATCCCTCTTAAATATTGGAGCAATAGTTTCACCATTAAACCATTCTTTAACAGAGTCTTTGACTATGCCCATAGAATCGTCTCCATATGTAACCAATCTGACATGTTCAGTGAATGATAAGGGGTTGATTTTATTTTGTTGTGCTAGTTTATAATAGATATATCTATGCGTTAATTCATTGATATATCCATTGATGTGGACAGTAGCAAAGTTTCCACTTGTATTCCCTTTTCCAAAGCTCAATAATACCCTGCCCATTATATGAACTGGGCCATCAAAACATTTGGAAAGGGACCGTCGTACCAGTTGGTTTTGTTCAAAGTCTGGATCCTGACTCTTGTGTAATTCATACCAATTACAGGCTGCAACAAAGAATCGTTCAATTAACATGGACGATAAAGATATATCGTAAGAGGAAAAGTCTCCATGTAACCAGTTATGCAATGATTCTTCCTTGGTAACTCCTTCTGTGCAATAAGCATAAATCTTTGCAAAATCTGCACCGCATAGATTAGCACCTACTTTTGAACCAAGTTTCACTGAATTAGCTGTAAGAAAAGCTATAAAACCACCGTAATATCGCCGACATAAAACTAACAACATTGCATTTCCAGCAGAAAACATACGCGTTTTCCCCTGGATAACCTTAGCTATGTCTCTTCGTTCGTCTTTTAAAGACGCTGTAAAAATATAGAAAGGTACTTTACCTCGTTGTAGTTTTAATTCTTCGGCTTTCAGTTCACGGAAGAATCCTTTAGTGTAATGAATGGCCTCACCGCCGCCCATATCAACAAAATCCATCAAATCTTTCTTTCCCGACTGTTTCCTATACAACACATAGGGATAGCCACTGGATGTTGAAAGATCAATGGAATTAAGGTGGTTAGAGCCTGGAAACCCATTTAAAGTCTCTTTATAAGATAGAGCTCTGGCATATCCATATGAATCCAAGGACGCATACATATAATCCATCTCTTTAGAGACTTCAAACAAAATGTCCTGGTCATATGTGCCAGGAGGAAGCTCAGCCTTGGCAAGAGCATTCTTCATGGGGCTGATACCATCCACAACCCTAAGAAGAGCAGGCTCTGTTTTATGTACTTGAAAATCATCAAATACAACGCTCTCTCTCAGCTGTGACGCTTCTGCCATACGAACACCACGATTGGAATCTACTTGTCCCAACAACTCTATCTCATCATAAGCGGCATACTTATTGGCAAGATTTTCTGAGATTGGGCTACATGGCGGGAAATCCACTCTTTGATGTTCAATCCCCAATTCATTCAACATCTCTTGTATAACCTCTCTGGTTACCAATTGGGCCAATCCTACACCAGATGTTGGGGATCCAGCTACATGCATTCCAATGATGGAGCCTTGAACATGCGAGTCTTTATGGATCATAATAGACCCACATAGGCCTTTTTCGCTGAAATTGTCGTAACCGAAAGTACGATGAGGATGATAGATATCCATATCGCACTTGTATGGGGGACTCTCTTTCACATACCTGGCATTCTCTAGCTTAACACTCTCAGCAATTAGTACTCCTCGTGAATTGACCCGAGAAGCTACCATGACGGCATTATTCAGACGGGTTTCTGGTACATCCTTCTCCGTCACAAAGTAATTAACAATTGATCGCTTCGCAGGAACAGTATTCTTAAAGTCGATTATGGCAATATCCATCCCCGTTGAGGCATCAGCTTGAATCCATGTTACCAATGTGGCATCAATCTCTCTGGAAAAATTGAGTGATGATACTTCCAATTTCACGTCCTTACCATATTCATCTAAGGCATTTTGTAAAAATTTCACAAAATGGACAGTACACAAATAAGTACCACCAGTTAATGCCAGTGCTCTTTGTATATGCTTCCCATCAGGTAAAACGACGGCAATTTTACTGCAGTTTCCGTAAATGTTCGTTGCATAATTATCGTCATCCATGGCTTGTGCAATATAACCTCCTCGCGTAAAAGAGCGATCCTTAGTCGGATCAAATTTCGAAACTTGACGATTTCTCTTCTTATTCATGAAATTGTCAAATTTTTCACACGATTGACCTTCATGGTCGCGGAAAGCCCAATGCATACGCTCAATTCTAGCTTTCACAGCCCATGAAACTGTAAAAATTGCCAATACCGCAAGGGCCGCTCGAACATGTTCCACTTTAATTCCATAGTGACTTTCCTCACCATGCCAAAAGCTTTGAAATTTTCGGAAACCTGTTGATAGCATACCAAGACCATATCGTCCTTCTTCACGATTAATACGGTTTATGGATGATTGAAAAGCTTGCTGCGCTTGCAAGGTATGAGATGTAGTCCTATCATGTTTTTCTTTAAAAGAAAAGAAATCTGTCACCCCTGCCTTCGTCAACTTGCAGACGTCATTCCAAGATAGCCAAAGGACTACTTTTTGCCCTCCAATTTTGTGGAATGCAGGTATAACACCTTTATCCCCATAACCCTGAGCTTCACAATCTGTGATCTCATGGGTTTGAACTGGTACCTCCAAGGGTTCCTTGGTGGTCTCATATTCCAATTTAGAGGGAAATGCGTCTGCTGCATTCATAATACCAACTGGTATTTTCTTCCCTTGGTGTTGTGCTACGAAAGCTTCATTAGCACGCAAAATCTTGGTATGTTCTGTATGGTGAATCAAGGCATCTTCGGAAATGCGAGTTGACATTTCTTGAAATGTATAATTTTCTCCTGTATCCAGTTGTTTACACACCAGGTAATGGAAATGAACTTCTGTATTAGACATTTCAGGAGGAGCATCCTCACGCATCTTATTGCGATCAGGTACTCCATCTTTAATGTATTTCTTGGGAAACGACAATTCCCATCGGGAATTAAATCTTCTCCAAAAGGCTTCCGGGCAAGCAATATTCAAGGATCTCTCCTTCTCTATATTGGTTGTAACTGCAATAAACTTAGAAGAAAACACCACTTTCCCTTTAGATTCTACAGCAGCCATATCCAAAGCCACTGGGGACGAGTTACACACAAAAATAATTTCTTCTGCCAATGAGGAACGCTTGTTGACGTCCTTATTCTGGAAAAGATCATCGTAAAGTGTCATCATCTGTGAGTTATAGCCTTCCCAATACTGGGAGCTTTGGCAGCGAGTATATATAAGGTTGCCTTCTTCGAATCCATAGTTGAAATCTGCATTCAGTTGAGCAGCAAGTCGGTTCAATGAAGTTGTTTTACCAACTCCACTACCCCCAGTAAGTTGAAACATGTAAGCTGGGGAGCGAAACTTCGTTGTTCTACTGTAAGACAATGCCATAGCATTCATCTTAAAGCTTTTCTCGAAAAGATACTGAAAATACTTAATAGTATTTGCAGTAGTTGTTTTCCGTTGCTGTGCTAACAACAGTAGATCTTGGCCTCTATTATGATGTTCAATCACACGCTTGCGACAGGCGGGATTGATAGCAACACCTATAAGAGGATCATCGTAGACTTTTTCAAGCTCGAATAACTCTTTGATCCAAATATCATATACCGCATCGAAAGAACTAATCAATTTCTCATAGTCCGGATCTATTCCCAATACGTTAACCTGGAACCACTCAAATCCAGAATTGAGCATTTTTACGAAGAAAGCTAGCAATTCTGGAAGAGAGCTAGTGGCACGATACGCTTTATTAAGAGCGTCTTGCCACTTCGAGCCAAGTACTTCGATGGT